CCAACCTTTTGATGAACAGTTTTGGTCAGCCTATAAGGCGTTAGAAAAACTATTACCTAAAGAAGATTGGGCAATTGAGAAAAAGGCATTACTGGCTACTAAGAAATTTGACATAGGATTACTTGATGCTTACGGTATTACAGATAATGACTTCAATAGAGAACAACAAGCTATACTAGATGCTTGGGACTTAGAGAAAAGAGTATCCTGCGAAAGAGGAACTAAGATTCATGCAGAATTAGAAAACTCTTTTTATAATAAACCTAAGGATATCAACCTAGCTAAGTATGAAATTGGAGGAAAGTTTGAATGCCGAAAGGATTATACTGATTTGGATATAGAGAATGCTGTATATCCTGAATATCTTATTTCTTATGTAACTAAGGATGGAAGAATGGCAGTAGCCGGACAAATTGATTTATTAGTTAAAAAAGGTAACAAAATTACTATAGCTGACTGGAAGACTAATAAAAAAATTGAAACTAAGAGTTTCTTTAATACTAAGACAAAGACTTCTGTTAAGATGCAATATCCTCTTAACAATTTAGACGATGTTAATTATTGGCACTATGCTATGCAACTTTCTACATATGCATGGATGATACAACAATTAAATCCTGAATACGAAATAGAAGATTTGGTTTTAGTTCATTTTGATCATGAAGGTCATATGACAGTATATCACATGCCTTATCTTAAAAAAGAAGTCGGACTAATGTTAGGTTACTTTAAAAAGAAAACCATTTTAGATGAAAGTAAAAAGAAACGTCAAAGAATTGAATATTAATTATGTTACCCGAACACGTTACTAAAAGAACTATTATCTGTAGAAAATGTTCTATATACGATAAAGAGCTTGATATGTGCAATGCTAATCTTTATGTAAATCCAGAAACAAACGATGTATCTACTTTTCCAAAAGAAGGTTATATAAAAGGATGTGGATGTCATCTTAAATGGAAGATAACTAATACAAAGTCAAAATGTCCAGCAGGAAAATGGTAAAGAAAATATTGATTAAAATATGGCATATAATTATTGGAACATATAGAAATATTTTCAATAAGAAACAAGATTTGGCAACACAACGTTTACAATATTGTAATAAGTGTGAACATAGAATAATGTTTATGAAACAATATATTTGTGATCAATGTGGTTGTATTTTAGAGAGTAAAGTAAGAGTTGAAGATGAACACTGTATGATTGATAAATGGTAAATGAGTATGAATAAAAATGAAAAGTTAGCCCAGGATTTAATGGGCATGGAAAGCACAGGAAAAGCTTTCACTGTGAATGGTAAAGATGCCAATGAAATGTTATTAGAAGAACAAGCTACAAAGTTTAATGAAAGTGTAGGTAAAATTAATGATAAGTTCGAAAAGCATAATGAAGCATTAATGGAATATGCAAGAGCAATTTCACATGATATTAATGGTTTAGAGATTATGCCTGGGACAAGTTATTTACTTATCAAACCTTTCGATACAAATCCTTTCCAGGAAGTTAAAATAGAAGGTGGAATTATTACTGATTTAGGTGGAATGACTCCTCAATATAAATCTAATGAGACTGGTGAAATTGAACAAGAAGAGCAATTCATTAAGGTAGGAACTGTTATTGAGACAGGTTATGAATGTAAATTCGTTAAGCCTGGTGATGTTGTTTTCTACACTATAGCTAGTGCTACTATGGTTCCATTCTTCCGTCAAGGCTTTGTAACTGTTGCTGAGAACAGAGTAATGGCAATTGTAAATGAAAATCTAACAAAACGTAAAGAAGATTATGGAAGAAAATGAGAAAGTTTATTTTAAGCCTGGAGACTGCGTCACATTAAGACAACATAATATGATGGAGGCTCCAGTTATGCTAGTTCTACGTAAAGAGCAAGCATTATTTAAAGATAGTTCCGGACTCAAGGGTATTAAATGTAGATGGTTTACAAAAGACGGATTAATGCAAGAAGCCGTATTTAATACTAAGGATCTTATTAAAGTAGAGAAATAATGGTTTACAAATATCAAACAGGAGGAACTGCTCAACCACAGCAGGCAAATCCCGAACTCGATAAAATATTCTCGATGATAGATGCTCAACCCGAACAAGCTATGCAAGCTATAATGCAACAAGGTAATGTAACTGCAGAACAAGCTGCTCAGGTTGTTGCTCTCGGAATGAAACAAGGTAAGATTAGCCAAGCAAGTGCTCAAAAAGCTATCCAAATCTTACAAGCCATGCGTCCAAAAAATAGATTAGGCGCAAAGCTTAATTATATTAAATTATTGAAAAACGATTGTCCAGAAGGATTTGAAGTTAAATACTTTAAAGAAGGTGGACGAGTTTGTAAGAAGTGTATTGAGCGTGCCGCCGGAGGCGAGAAAGTAAAAGATGGAAAGAAGGAGATTGCAGAATTTAAGAAGGCTTGTAAAGGTAGAAAGTTTGAAGATGGTGGTAAATCACAAAAGCCTAAATATACCAAGGATCAAATTGCTGGCAGAACACCCGTTAAAGTTGTAAATGGAGTAAAATATTTCCTTAATGGTGATGGACAAGTAGTTAAAGATCCTAAAGGAAAAAACTCAGGAAGTTGGACATAGGAGGATGACAATAAAATGCTTAAATATCGTTTGAAAGGTACTAAAAATCCTTCTGAAAAGAGAGACTCTATTTAGAACCAAATGAAATGGAATAATCTTCCAGAATCTGAAAAAAGAAAACACGAAGTTCAAGAATAGAAATGTGGTGGTAAGGCTAAAAAGCATCAATAGGGAGGTAGTTTAAACCGTATCCCTTTTTTCAGTCCGGTACTCCTAAGGGAGGAATAACTAGATCTACTGTAATGTTAGGCAATAGCGGAACTCCTGACAATCCTTATGCTTATACTAATCGTGATCTTATAAATACTGCAGTAGGTATAATAAGAGGAGATTATGGCTATGGAACTAGACCAGTATCTGATGCTGAAATACTTCTAGTAAATGGAATAGGAGCGCCACCAAAACCAACTAAGAAGTTTTTTGATGTAGGTTATAAAGTAGGATAGACTGTAAAAGATATTATGACACCAGCAACTACAAATCCTCTGTAGGGTACAGAGACATTCCTTAATCTCTTAAAAAAAGCAGCCAATAAATTAGCTAGTTTAGATGCTGATAAAGTTGGACAAACTTTAGGAAGATATGCGGATGCTACTGGCTCTCAAGGAGGATTTAAAAAAGCGTCATAGAAAAAATAATTAATTAAAACTGGTTAGGATTATGAATGTGTTTATGTATAATAACCTTACAAAGGTACTTGAGTTAAATGAACCAGAAATATTATTAGTAAAAGAATTTAACGATTTATTAAAAAGAGACAAGTCAAAAACTAAAGATAGAGCTTGGGCCGAATTTACATATATATATTTGGCGATCGATTGGAAGAGCCCCTATAATCAATATACAGAGCAAGAAAAACATGAGGAAGCTCTAAGCGACAGCGGATTAACAGAAGAACAGTTCAATGACCCTATCTTTAGGGCGGCTTGTAGAAAATACAGAGCACTACAAGATTCTAATAAATCTATTAAGTTATTAGAGTCTGCTAAACGTGCTGCTGACCAATTCATAGATTACTTCGATACGATTGTAGATTTAAATGAACGTGACCAAAATGGTAAACCTGTTTTCTCTGCAGAAAAGGTTATGAAAGAAATGTCACAGCTTCATAAAGTTCATGAAGAACTTGTAACTCTTGAAGAACAAGTTAAGAAAGAACTTACAGAACAATCTACAGTTAGAGCTGGTATCGAAGCAGGATTTGATCCAGGAGACTTCTAATGCCTAGAAAGAAAAAACTGCCTGAAGAAATTCAGTCAATAATTGATGAAGTACAAAATAAGGAAATAGAAGAAGATGCTCAAGAAGCACGTGAATTAGTTTAGCAAATAAGAGAAGAAAGAGACTCCGATAAAGACTATTGGGATGTACCAAAAGATTAGAAGATTGATGTTTTTGATCCTACTCTTTCTTACGAATTAACGGGATATAGACCAATTACGGAAACACAAGGTCTCGACTTTGATCCTAATTGGTTTATTGAAACCCGCAAAGTCTTTGAAGATACAGGTAAATACTGTACTTATCTTAAAGATAGTAAACGCTATAATGAATTCTGGCTTGAGCAATATAAGCGTTGTAAATACGGAATGACTGTTAATGGCTACCGTATTACAGGTGATAATTATTTCTTCTTAAACTTTTATAGATTACCTCTCGTAGATGAAACAAAAGCGTCAGGTTCTGGACTTGATGAAGGATTTCCAATTTTCTTTGCTTCGCATTATATGTTCTTTCACTACTTAGAAATGGCAAGAGTACTACATAAGCATGCAGCTTTATTTAAAGCACGTTCTATCGGTTTCTCCGAGATTAATGCGTCTTTGGCTGCTAGAATGTATACTGTTGTACGAGCAAGCAGAACGATGATTACTTGTTATAATGATACCTTCTTGAATGGTACATTTAGTAAATTTGATCATGCTCTTACATTTTTAAATACTTGCACTGGTGGTGGAATGTTTGAACCACGTATTATAGATAAACAACTTCATAAGAAGTCTGGTTATCAATAGAAAGTTCAAGGATAGTTTGAAGACTTTGGATTTAAATCTGAATGTATAGGAATCAATGCAGCTAAACCATCTAATATTCGTGGTGATCGTGTTGATTTATTGATCTATGATGAGGCCGGTTCTTGGCCTGGACTTACAACTGCTATTGTGCAGGGACAAGAACTTTGTGAAGTTCAAGGTGTTCCTCGTGGTACTATGTTATACGGAGGTACTGGTGGTGATATGGGTGCTCCTCTAGAAGGACTTAAAAAGATATATTACCATCCTAAAGCTTTTAAAGTTTTACCTTTCAGACATAATTATACTCAAGATGGAACATACATTGATAGTGGATTCTTTATTCCATACTTTGTTCAATCACTTCGTTCAG